GCTTGAATCCCATCATCGACAGACAAGCGCGGGCATACTTGAATACTGAGTCCCAGATCCTGTAGAGCCTCTTTTCGACTCTTACCTGTTCCCAATTCTCTAACTTCGACGTCGTGGGGGAGGATGTGTTCTGCTTGCGTGTAGCCGTTTTCTTTAATCCATCTGACATAGTTATCCAGCCCGACACCGTGGTTCTCGTAATAGTTGACTAAACGCTTTTCTTGACCAGCAACCTGGCAAACCCAGATAGCCGTACTATCGCCAACACCCAAGTCCCAAGCGGTGTAAGTCTTACACAGATGATCTTCTGGGAACTCTTGGAAGCGGTTGGCAGCGAGCGTTTGGATGATCCCTGCGTAGTACGCACCCTCAACGGGGGCATCGAAGGAACATTCAAACTCTTGCTTGTACTTGCTCTCACCCATTTCCAGACGGGCCGCGTCGAGTTCCTCTTGGCGTAGTAAGCCAGTCTCGCTTGCCTTGAACTCAAGTAGACGCCAGCCTGGTTCTTTTTCTGCTCGATCTCGGAACTCCTTGAAGTGGTTCGCACCTTTTGGTGTTCCTAAGAATAACGCCCACGTTGGAACCTCTGGCGTGTGCCTGTCTGCCAATGCAGGACGGATAATCTCGTTCCATACCTTTGGGTTCTGATCGGCAATCTCGTCAATCACGATTCCGTCGAAGTACTGCCCTCGGAGCGTTTCTGCGTTGTCTGAACCGTAGAGTTGGATTCGCGCTCCACCCCAGTCAACCCGTAACTCGGAGATGTTGACACTAGGGTTAAGTATCCTTGTGTAGTCGCATAGGATGTCCCAGGCGACACGCTTGGCTTGTCCGTAGGTACTGGCAATGTATCCAAACCGAGGGTTCTTCTTTCCCCTTTTGAGCGCCCATGATGCGCTGTCAATAAGTTGATTGATCGCAGCCACAGTCTTACCCATGCGTCGGTGAGCGACCACCACCACAAATCTGCTTTCCTTGAGCGCATCGTGAATTTTTCTTTGCTGCGGACGAGGCTTGTATCCAGTAACCAGTCGTATCCTGGTCATATACCAGTGACCACCTCGTAGATGATCGGGCCACTCTCTGGGCCTGTATGCTCAGTCCTAGCCAGTTTAGGTATGTGGTACTCAGTCAACTTCTGCATGATGTCTAGTGCTTTGTCAGGCGCTGGCTTTATGCCTCTTGCCTCATCACCTTCTGCCACCATCTGCAACCATCTATCCATGTTCTCGGCATTACGCTCTAACAGGTTAGATATAGCCTCACGGACGATAGCCGTGGACTTGTTGGGCGTACCCTTTGGCCTTCCTGGGCCTGGTGCGCCTTCTCCGATTTTTAGCGTTTCTTTAACGTCTTCCATGTCCGAATCCTCTAAGGTTGTTCGGTTAAGTGTGTTGCTAGTTTACAACATTATTGCTTATTTTTCTTTCGGCTTGTAGCGGTCTTTGAGCCTTTGGCCGAGGGACTTGAGGTCTTGCAAATCTGCTTTTGTTTTCGGGACTTTTGCTGCCCATCGCTTGAACTGCATTGCAGCCGGAGTCGGCGCTCCGCTGGCGTCTCGCAGAGGGTGTCCAGCAGTAAGTGCCTGGGCTGCTTTTCGGTAGATGAACTTGGCTCGGTCGTACTGGTCTTCTCGGCTTGCGCCTTTGGTCGACCGAACAGGTTTGCGAACAGAGCCACCAGACCGATTATGTTCGGCCATCTTTTGCGTTGTTCGTTTGTCATAAGCCTCAAACCTTTTCGCTGCTTCCTTGATTTTCATAGATTACATAGCCTCGGTTGGATCTCAGGAAAACTTTTCTAAGACCTTTTTGATTGCCGATTTCGTCCACCGCACGACAGATTCCAGGAAATTGCGAAGGCGTGTAATCATCGAAGACAACCACTCGCGGATTTTTAAGTTTCCCATATTCGCTCCTTACATCCTCGTAGGTATGCGCTCCGTCTAAAAACGCGAAGTCGCACTCTTGTGGCTGAAAAGTCACCTTGCTGTCCCCAGTTACAAACGTAACCATTTCGGTTAGGTCTGCCCAGGGTTCTAACAATTCTGCTCTGGTCTTCTGCCCGTCGTAGTCGTCGATGCAGTTCCAGTACATTCTTACATTGTGCGGGAGGATGTCGTGTGTAACGATGCTTCCCGTCTTGCCTGAATCTTGGATCGCCTTAGCCATACATAGCGCCGAGAAGCCTCGCGCCGTTCCCGTCTCAACAATTCGAACAGAGTCTCTGCCTTCAAGGAACCGTCTGAGAGTATTGTATAAAACACGCCCGTGTTCATAGCAGAGTTCCGATCCCTTTATAACTACTTGGGTATGCAGTGCTAGGTTGTGATACCAGTCCTTGTCTATGGAGTACCCAGTCGATTCCTCGTACTTGTCGATGTCTGGGTATACCTTAGCCTTACAAGCCTCCCAGAGAGCCTTATAGACCTTCGGAGAGCCTTGTTTCTGAAACGTCACTTCTTGGCCTGTGCGCCACGCATATTAGCCACCAGGGAAGGGTACTTGGTTCCTGTGGCCTTGGCGAACCGTTTGGCAGCAGCCTTCTGGTTTGCGCTGAGAGTTTTGGGCTTACCCAGAGACTTGGGACGCGGCTTCTCGTAGACCTCTTTCTTCATTTCTTCACCTTGTTGGGAAGTTTCTTCATGCTGGACTGTCCCTCTTTAACCATCTTCTTGGCTACTGACTGAGGGATTTTTAACTGCTTGGCAAGTTTAGGGTTCTTCTCAACTGCGTACATCAGACGGGCTTGCGCCTTAGATTTGAACGGCATCAGTCTTCCCCTTCCATTTCAGAATCTTCGGATTCTTCTTCCTCTTTGAACTCGTAAGCAGCGCAGACGTTCTTCTCGGAGCAGGTGAACTCCCACAGTTCGCAGAAGCCGTCACCCTTCTTTAAGTCAGCCATGTCAGTGTTGAAGTACTCGCAATGCTTGCACTTGTCAGCGCCTGTGGCAGGGCCGTAGGAAGCCTTCATAACAGCATTGGCCTTGTTCTCGGCGTTCATCGCCTTGTCCATCATGGCCTCTGGCATCTCCATCTCTGGCTCCAGTAGTCCACCTTCCATCTTCTTGCCGTGTTTTCCACCACCAAGAAGGCCAATCACTATCGTCGGTTTCATTTGCTAGTCCTAAAAAGGTGACCCCCACACGGCCAGCGGCGGTGCAGGGGTCTTGGGCTTGAAGGATTTAGCCGGAGGAGGACGGACTAATCCACTGAGGATTCTATACTATTTACTCAGAAAGTAAAACAATTTTATACGCCCATTGTTTTTTTGGCCCTTTTGTTCCATCGAGTTTATCTATTTTTTCCCTTGTCAATTTATTTGAAGATAACAAACAAGCTAAAGATCCACTTGCTATTCCAGGTAACATATTTAGTTCTTTTTGTATCTCTTTAATTGTTATAGGTTTATCAGCTTTAGCAATAAAATCATAAATTCGTGTTGTGTTTTTCATACCTTTTTCCTTTAGCAACTGGACAATCCCTTCCTTGATTACAATCTCCAAAAATCTCACAGCAACTTGGCGCTTTTCGGCATGTGTATACAAACCAGATACCTCCTACAATCCATGCCGTAACCGCGCATCCGACAAGCAACCATAGCATTTCCATTGCCGCATCCTCTCTCCGCGTTGAATAAGCCTACCGTTTTCTATGTTCCTGTACTGCTGGCATGAGTTACAAAACTTTTGGCCCGTGATCTTGACTGCTGCTCGTTCCACTTGGCCTTCTATACCTTTCCGAATAAAAGTTCTCTCGTCCAACTTTTCTAGCCCCTATTTTTTTTGACATTCGCAACAACCGGCTCGCGTAGTTTTGTGAAATCAAGAAGTACGCCGCGATCTGCTTGCTCGTTACTGGCCGTTTCCTCCCCAAGACGTACCGCTCTACTGCCTCCAGCATCTACCATCCTCTTGTACCGTTCCATAGATTCCCGCAGGTCAGTCTTCGACGCGGGGACGTACTGAAATTTAGACCAGTTTGGGTCTAGGATCTTAGAATAATTACTCGTCTTCAATGATCCCGTTTGCCCAACGGTAGATCGCGAGGATTTCGTTTTCTGCTTCTTGGCAGAGTTGACGGATACGACTGGCGTTTGGGTCGTAGGCATAAGCGATCTCACGCTGGAGATCACGAGCGATAGCACCGAGTTGAACAACGTGCTTACCTGGTTCATACATTACTACCTCCTATAACAAGACAAAGATAACCTAAAACACAGACTGCCAAGAACGGCAGACCCTCAAGCAGCCAGTTCTGCTTTTCTTCGGTCTTTAGCCTGGTTGACCAGAGCAAGCGCTTCTGGACTGCGCTGTAGCGCGGTAAATGCAGACTTGAAACTAGATTTAAGTTCTTCGACATTGCTGCTCTCCTCAATAAGTTTAATAAACTCTGTTGTGTCAGGTACGTCTGCTTCTGGCAGATCCTCACCTGCATAGATGTAAAGCCCAAGACCGTGTAGGCCAATGCACTTAGCCAAGCAACGCATGATTGCGGTGTTGACTTGGAACGCGTCAGGGTTGGCGATTGCCTTGTTGCGGTGGTCAAGTACAGGCAACTGGCAAGTCATTGTCTTGCCTAGCATCGTCACCTCTACAAATACCATCGCAGTCTCGCCAATCTTGACCAGCGGCTGATCGCCAAACATCTTTACATTCCAGTTGGCAGACGGATCTGCCTTCAGAGCCTCTTGCCATGCCCAAGCCCAGGACAGGTAAGTAAGCCCGTTTTTCTTCTCTGTGTGGTCGTTTACGTTGACCTTCAGCAGATCTAATGTGTTCACTTCATTCTCCTCATCAAAGTTTCGTATTCTTCAAGCGCCTCTAGGATTGAGTTTACAGCAATTCTTACATAATGCGGGTCAAGTTTAGAATCCCGTATTGTGTGCGCCGCACCAAGTAAGCGCCCGTGGTTAGCGGTAAGAGCGCGGTGCAATTCCTTGTAATCCATCTCTTGCTCTTGCTGCTCGAGTTGCTGCTGGTGGTATTCGGCGGCAGTCATGCGTAGTCCCCTAATTGAGAACGAATCTCATTTAGTCTGTCGTACAGGCGACATAACTCGATGTCTACGGTGATCTCGTCTGCCTCGGACAGGTTTTCTAAGCCCTCTAACAACCAGACACGGGTCTGGACTTCCTCTTGCTCGTTGTATAACTTTTGCACCCAGGACGGGTATTTCGTGTCGCTAGGTATGTAGTACTGGTCTAGTCCTGCTATGTACATTTTCTAACCTCCTCAGGTTATGGCGGGATGCCATGAGTAGAATCTTACAAGATTTTTTATAAATTGTAAAAATTTTTATAAGATTTTTATTAGTAGTTTTCCTAGTATACTTTATATGTTACAAACACAACTGTATAAATACACATGAGTCCTACACAAAGAAGTCTTAAATATTTACGAGAACAAGGTTATTTTGTTTGGGTTGTTGAAACATGGAATCCATGGGCAAGAAAACGTCAAGATTTGTTTGGATGTATTGATATATTAGCTATAGGTCATGGACATACCTTGGCAATACAAACAACTAGTCGATCAAATGTAAATGCACGTGTTAAAAAAATTGAAGAAAATGAGTATTACCCAGAAATAATTAGATCTGGTTGGTTAGTTCATGTTCATGGTTGGGGTAAATTAAAAAATGGTTGGACCGTAAAAATTATTGAGTTAAACTAAAGTTTTAGCCAATTTCTTTTTGCTTCTAACCATAATTCTTTACCATTGTTTATATATTCAACATCATAAATTATAGTTTTTATAGAAGTAGCTAGAATTAGTTTTGTGCAAGCAATACATGGTGATGTTGTTACATATAAGATTTCAGCATTAAATGGTTCTTTTAATCTAGCTATTGCATTTTGTTCGGCATGCAAAGCTTTACAAGAGTCTAAATTTAGACCTGAATTTGATTTAGACCCTTGGCAAGGAGACTCAATGCAATGCGTAAAATCTCTTGGTACACCGTTGTAACCAGTACTTAATATATAACCTTCTTTATCAACTATTACACAACCAACATTTCTCCTTAAGCATGTAGATCTTTTAGCAGTTATTCTTGCTATTTCCATAAACCATTGGTTTTTTGTAGGTCTCATTTTATTTGACTAAATAAAAATGTCTTGGATAGATGTGTAAACTACCTACATTCCAATAGGTTTCACCTTGTTTTATGTATTTATATGTTTTTTGTAGATCAACTAATAATTTGTTTTTTACCCATTGATGCCAAGCAAAATCTCCTTTGTAACCAAAAATAGCATCATTACTACGCATATTTACTATATAAATTAACTTTTCATTTCTTATAAAAATATGGACACTATGTGTACATATAAAATCCTTCATACCGTTTTTCTTTGCATCTATATGCATTGAAGGTCTGTTATAAATCATAACAGCTTGTCTAGAATTTTTATCATCAACTAATGTTTTTACAACATTATCATATTGATTAAAATTGTCATTGCTAAAGATACACCATCCATAGTTTGAATTTATAAAACCATCTTGTGTTGCAACTGATTTCCAAATCTTTGGAACTTCCCGTTCTATATCGTTTACATTAAGAGATTGACTTAAATACCAATCAAGTTCTCTTTTATGCCAATCATGATTTGGTTCGCCAAATATAAAGTTTTCATCGGCAACAAAACTAGCGTTTATTATTTCAAGCATACCATTATCTAAACTTGGTTTTGTTTGCAAAAAAAACTCTCTTATATCTTTAACTTTTAATTTTGCTAACATTTCAACCTCTTAAAAAACGATCATCTTTTTCTTTGTTAAACTTACTATGCTCTAATAAAATCATTGTTTGTGTTGCAGCGTGAGCTAAATGAAGCATGTTTGATTCTTCATCGGTATCAACACCAGACCAAAAAGCATATAAATGTCTTAAAATAGAGGCAAAAGTTCTTGACCATTCAATAGGTTCACCCGTTCTATATGAATCTTTAAAATATTTTGTTGCACCATAGTTAAAAGTTTTAGCAATTTCAGTTATTGGGTAAACTGGTATCAAATCAAATCTAACTTTGCCTTCATCAAATTTAGGTGCTTTGTCTTTAATAAAATTATTTTTTTGTTTTTTTGCATCTATAATTTTTTGTAGTTTTACTTCTGGACCAACCCAATTTTGTGGTTTTACAAGATCTCGCTGAAAATTTCCTCGTTTTGCGTTTGTTCCAATCTCTTTATTTAGATTTGCTTTCATTACAGCATCAAAACCTTCTAGTAACGGCAAACCCTGTCTTTCAAGAGTCCCAATAGCAAAAACTATAAGATCAAGTAAAGCATCATATTGATCAACTAAACTATTAGCGTTTTTGTATTCATCTAATTCTTCTTGTAAAGCTTTGCATCTAAATTGTTTTTCTTCATCTGATAACAAACATGGTTCACCTTCATTATTTAATTGAAATTTCTTGTGCATCATTTTTATTAAAACCATAAGTCTTGATTCCATCACGTCCTCCGTTTTGTTAATATTTAGCATACTACTACAAATTTTTAGTGATATTTAGCAATACTCTACTATTTTTGTAGACTATTTAGTAAAAAGTTTGTAGTTATGTTAAATTTAGTTTTTATTTAGGAGGATGTATGGCAATTGAAGAAGCAATCAGTAGTTTTGGAAGTGCAACAAAATTAGCTAAATTTTTAGGCATTACGGTATCAAACATTAGTCAATGGAAAAAAAAAGGGAAATGGCCATTAGCCCAACAAGAAAAAGTTAAACAATTTTTAGAGCAAAAATAATTTGTATGCTACTTAGTCGTCGGCGAAAGACGGCAGGGCTAGGTGGCAATAAGGGTACTGTGGGCAGCGTTGAAATACCCTAACCTGGCGGCGAAGTCAGCACCAGAACGCGAAAAGGCTGACGAGTCCTGTGGCTCCAAAAGTGCAGGTAAAGGACGGATAGGCTAAGGCTAAGTCCGTCCACCAAAAGTGCAGGTATATATTTAATAGTTAACCAAAACATTCTGAGGAGGATGATATGGATGGATTTCAAACATTCTGGGATGCTTACCCACGCAAAGTGGCCAAGGCGGAAGCGCGTAAAGCCTGGAAACAAACAGAGGCTATACGGCCAGATATTGACACTCTCCTACACGCGATCAAGGCTGCTTGCAGAACTGAACAATGGATGAAGAACAATGGATCGTTCATCCCACACGCGGCTACTTGGCTTCGTGGAGAACGGTGGTCAGACGTGCATGAGGTCGTACTACCAGGCGTAGTCAATGAAAAGCCGTGGCATGAGACGGCGACAGGGATAGAAGAAAAAGGCAGAGAACTTGGAATCATGCCGCATGATTTTGAGTCATTCCCGCACTTTAAGATTGCGGTTATGCGAGCCGCTATGAAGGCCGCATGATCCTCACCAAATACAACCGCGAGATTGCGCACCAGATGGTAGACGCTGCGCCTGACGGCCACACAATAGAGATCAAGTCTCCTAAACGCTCGCTAGAACAGAATCGCTATTACTGGTCGATTCTTAGTGACATTGCAGAACAGGTCGTGCCTGGCAAGGCGTACGAGCAATCTGTATGGCATGAGTACCTGCGTGGTCTGTTCTTGCCTGAACGCATCATAGAACTACCAGATGGAAGCATGAAGATGCTAGAGCCTAGTACTGCTGAACTGCGTGTAAACGAGTTCTCGGAGTACATAGAGAAGGTCATAAAGTGGGCGGCAGAACATGACGTGAAGTTCTCGGAAGACACACGGAGGTTAAGTGACGAAAGATGAAAAAATCTATTTATCTCGTGTGGCCGAACTCGGATGCTCGGTCTGCCGAAGACTTGGCTACAGCGATACTCCTGCTGAAATCCATCATATTCGGACCGGACAAGGACGAAAAAGGGCTTCGCACTACGATTGCGTACCTTTGTGCCCAATCCACCATAGAGGTTCGGTTGGAATACATGGACTCGGAACCAAAGGATTTGCCAAGCACTACGGCTTTACCGAGTTAGATCTACTAGAGGAGACCAAGTGTTTACTATCTCGCTGACGTTTTACAACGACCACGAACACTTAGACAAACATTTGAACGAATGGGATACCTACCCATACATTCCTAAACAGATCATCGACGACGGAAGCGCAGAACCTCCACACGCAAACGTACCGATCTACCGCATAGAAGAAGACATACCTTGGAACATCCCAGGCGCACGAAACCTTGGTGCTACCGTATGTCCGACAGAGTGGATTCTGTTTTGCGACACAGACCAGACGTTCAGCAAAGGAAGCATAGACGCAATCCTTGCTACCAAACTAGAGCGCGGTAAGTTCTACTCGTTTCGCCGAGAAAACCGTCCAAGGACGTGCGGAACGCTGTTAGTGAATAGGCTCGACTTCTGGGCCGTCGGCGGTTATGACGAGGACTTTGCCGGTCTCTATGGATACAACGACCCGTATCTGCGGCATCTGTTCCAACGCGCTGGAATCGTCGAGATCACCCTCCCAATCCTGTGCACTCAGCACAATGCAGATTGCGTCCTCACCAGAGTACCGAACAATGAAGGTCTCTACTACGAGAAAATCAAGAAAGGTCGAAGCCATCATTATTTGCGGTTCCCTTGGAGAAGAATTTGAAGGTTTTGGTTTACACGTCTATTTTCGGTGATTACGACGATCTTAAGAATCACGTTGAGCAAAATATAGACTGCGACTTTCTGCACTTCTCCTCGCCGCATGAGGAACTTGGCGACAATCCACGACTACAGGCAAAGTATTACAAAGTCCTACCGCACCGATTGTTAGGCAACGGCATGGGCTACGACTACACAATCTGGATTGACGGCTCTGTGCAGATCTGCTCTCCTAACTTTGCCGAGTACATGGTTTCCCAGGCCAAAGACTCCTGGGCCATGTTCAAACACCCGTGGCGAGGCTGTCTGTACAACGAGATTGCAGAAGCCCACGACATGAAGAAGTACGTTGACCAGCCAATGATCGAGCAGGGCTGCGCCTACGAAGCAGACGGTATGCCGCCTAACTACGGTCTCCAGGCTTGCACAATCATCTGCCGTAATACAAAGAACCTAGAAGTAATGGCGTTGGGCGAGTTGTGGTGGCGCGAGATCCTGAAGTGGGGTATCAAGGATCAAGTGTCGCTTCCCTATGTGTTGTATAAAAACAACAGTAGTGTAAATATATGTGACAAGCCATTGTTAGAATTCGACTTGTTTACAATACACGCTGCACACAGAGCCGAGGAGTACAAGAAGTGCAAGCCATAGCCATCTGCACGACTAACGCGAAGTGTCTGCCAGTTATGCTGGCTTCCATTACCTT